TAAACTGTAGGGTCTCTGTGTTTTTTCTAATAGTTCGCACAGAGGCCCTTTTTTTACCATTTTCTCTTGACAATGCATAAATACTAAAGTACAATACAAGTATAGTTAATAGCAAACAGGAGAACTATAAAATGGCAACAACTAGAAAACAATATCAAGACGATGCGCTAATGATATTTCGCAAAGTCTCAGAAACACTTAATCAACAGATACAAGCACACGGCAAACTACAAAAGAATAATCGTGTGGTATGGGATATGCTACATCAAATGGACAATGATATTTGGCAGGCCTATATTGATGCAATTAAAATTGTAGACAAAGAGTTTGGACACATAGTAAGTATGGGTGATATAACAACTGTGCTTGAAGTGCAACAGATACTAGACAAGTATGGACATCTAAGCCAATCTGGCAACATACTAACACCTTTTAAAACACGCAAGGCACCACACAACTACAAAGGCAAGGCTTGGAAACTAGCCAACCAAGGTAGAGAGATTTGGAATCGTGCAATGGAGATTGATTTGCCAAATGATGACACATCAAAACTAACACCAGCTGACAATGTATTGGACTTTGGATAATGGATTATCAGATACTACAAGGTGATAACAAAGATACACTCAAAACATTAGAAGACTGTTCAGTAGATGCTATCGTAACAGATCCGCCTTACGGTATTGACTTTCTTGGGAAAGCGTGGGATGCAAACACAGGAGCATTAGAAACTTATCAAGAGTGTTTAAGAGTGCTAAAGCCAGGCGGATACATTCTTGCTTTTAGTGCCGCAAGAACCTATCATCATCTTGCAGTTACACTTGAACAAGCAGGGTTTGAAATCCGTGATCAACTTATGTGGTTGTATGCCAGTGGATTCCCCAAAGCACAAGACATTGGTAAAGCCATAGACAAAAGAGCAGGCAAGAAAGACCCTAATTACGGAACTACTAAACAAAACATCACCAGCACAGAAGGAAAAGGACACGCAGGTCAAATATGCAATGTCTGTCAAAGAGGTGTAGGTGAGTGGAGTCTAAAATGCACTAATAATCCTTGTGGATTAAAATACAACTACCAAACAGATCAAGGACGAGATTGGGCGGGTTGGAAGACATCACTAAAGCCAGCACACGAGCCTATCTGTATGGCCCGCAAACCCTTCAAAGGTTCAACCATAGACAATGTTTTAGAACACGGTGTTGGAGCATTAAACATTGACGGATCAAGAATACCCTATGATGGTCCCAATGACAAACCTATACCGCACGGTGGCAAAGCAAGACAACACAAAGACAACCCAGGATGGATGGCTGACGGCACTGGCTATGGCATTATTGAAAACCCTGAAATAAATCCTTTAGGGAGATTTCCTTCTAATGTAATAGGTGAAGTAGAGGGTTATCAGAAGTTCTTTTACTGTCCAAAGGTAAGTCGCAAAGAAAGACACATAGATGGTGTTGCGTTAAACAATCACCCCACAGTGAAACCAGTTGAACTTATGAAGTATCTTATTAAACTAGTAACCCCACCAAACTCAACAGTGCTTGATCCTTTCACAGGCAGTGGTAGCACAGGTATGGTTGCTGTAGAACTAGGACACACATTTATAGGATGTGAACTTGATCCTGCTTATGTTGAAATAGCAAAGCGTAGAATAGAAGCGTGGAACACAGAATCCTATGACAACAATTTTATGGAGTTATTTGTATAATGCAATACGTACCTAAATATAAACATAAAATTAAAACCAAATATGAATATCCAGGCGGCTTACGTGAAGACCCAAGCAAGTGGACTAGTGGTCCTGATCCAATTGAACACGACAAATACTACGCTTGGCTCAAACATAGAGCACAAGCTAAATTTAGACAAGAAGAGCACAGCCTAACTTGGAAACAATGGCAAACACTTTGGCCTAGAGAACTTTGGCTTGGTAGAGGCAGAGGCAAACACGATCTATGCCTTATGCAAGTAGACAGAGATGGCGGATGGCACATACACAATGTAGAAGTTGTTGAACGTATTGTCTATCTACAAAGATGCGCAGAGTATTTGGAACATAGTAATGCTAAATCGTGATTTTGATCCCCTAGCACAACTTGAAGAACAAGGATTGATGATATCAAAACTCATCAATGCACACAACAGGCACGATGAACTTATAAGTGATCTAGCCAAACAACACCAACAAGTAATTGATTTGATTAGAACAGACAGAGCCAAGATAGTACATTTAGAAAACAAAGTTAAGATAATGTCTCAAATGATAGAAGAATTGTATGCGTCTAAGTAAGCCACAACAAACAATAGCAGACGACGATAGCCGTTTCAAAATAGTTGTAGCAGGTAGACGCTTTGGCAAAACCTATCTTAGTATGCGTGAGATATGCTATCGTGCCAGAATGCCTGGACAAGAAATATTCTATATAACTACTAGTTATAGGGCAGCCAAAATGATTCTTTGGAAGCCTCTAAAACGTAGACTGTTGGACCTTAGATGGGTAAACAAAATAAACGAATCAGAATTGAGCATAGTTCTCAAGAATGGATCAACCATAAGCCTAAAAGGCGCAGAAGATCCAGACAAATTACGTGGTGTAAGCCTATCATATGCTGTTATAGATGAAGCCGCAGAATGCAAATTAGATGAATTATGGGGTGAAGTTCTACGTCCTGCACTAGCTGATCAACAGGGAGGTGCATTGTTTATTGGTACTCCCAAAGGCAAGAACAACACATTTTATGATCTATACACACAAGCACAAGAGCTAGAAGGTTGGAGTGCGTTTCAATACCGTACAATAGATGGTGGGTTTGTTACTGAAGAAGAAATTGAATCAGCCAAAAAGGATATGAGCGAACGTCAGTTTCGCCAGGAGTTTCTTGCTACATTTGAAACAGCTAATAACCAAGTAGCCTATGCATTCAACAGAGACATAAACATAGTAGAAGACATAGACTTTCCAACAGATGTACTACACATTGGTATGGACTTTAACGTAAACCCCTCTGTATGCTCAATAATGGTAAGATCAGGCGACTCAATGTATGCCATAGACGAGATTCTTATGTATTCATCCAACACAAATGAGATGGCAGAAGAAATAAACAACAGATATCCACGTTCTAAGATATTTGTTTACCCAGATCCAAGTGGTTCACAGCGTAAAACATCAGCAAATGGACAAACGGATCACACAATACTACAAAACGCAGGCTTTATTGTCAAGGCACCACGCAAACACGACCCAGTAAAGGATAGAATCAATGCAGCCAACGCTCGTTTGCGCTCCGCAGACGCCGTTTCACACGCCTTTATTGCAAAATCGTGTAAATACACTATAGAGAGTTTGGAAAAACATAGCTTCAAACAAGGTACAATGATACCAGATAAAGAAACGGGATACGATCATATGTTTGATGCGTGGAGTTATTGTCTCGCGTATTTGTTCCCGCTAAGAAGGGCTGTACAACCGCAGGCACCACAACGTTGGACTGTACGATAACAAAGGACTTAAAATGGACGCATCACAATTAATTAACGCAGACGCCGCTGGAGTTATGGCAGGCAATGACATTTACAACACATATCAAGATCAATGGAAATACCTATATGAATCATACATAGGTGGAGAAGAATACCGCAACGCTGGACACTTGTTTCGCTATCAGCTTGAGACACCAGGAGAATATTCAGCAAGACTAGAAACTACACCACTAGAAAATCACTGTCGCTCAGTTATTAGTGTATACACAAGTTTCTTGTTTAGAGAGCAACCAACAAGAGAACTAGGAAGTTTAGAGAACGCACCAGGTATTGAAGACTTTCTTAGAGATGCAGATCACGATGGTCGTTCACTTACACAGTTTATGAAAGAAGCAAGCATTTGGAGTTCAGTATTTGGACACGCTTGGATTATGTGTGTGAAACCAGATGTAGGTGCGCTAAGTGTAGCAGATGAAATGGATGCAGAAGTGCGTCCATATCTTACAATGCTTACACCACTTGTAGTAACAGATTGGAATTGGTATAGAAAGCCCAATGGCAAATATGTGTTAGATTATTTCAAAT